GTTTCCATAGTAAGTAATCTTACCATCTCCACCGACTGTTAAATTATAATCGGCACCAACAATGTTAACTGAATCTGTTTTTGAATTACATACAATTGTTCCGTCTGGTCGAATATCATAACCGGCTCCAGTGTTATGTTTCATTAGTATACGTTCACCACCAGGTGTATCATTTAATTCAAACACATGGCCGGATGGTGTTTGATCGATTTTGACTCTTTGATATTGTGCGGCTATTGTTTGTAAAACATCAGTTGGAACTTCTGGTTGATTCAGCTTAATGTCGAGATTATTAATCTCATCACCACGAGCTGCTCTATTTACTGAAGGCTCATTAGAATATTTTGGATATTGTAATGATGGATCAGCGAACGAGTCTACTGGAAGACCTAAGGAATTATATCTCCCTTTGCCATACTCAGCATATTGTTGTTCAAGACTTAAATCTTCATCAGACATAATTTTTCCTAACTAATTAGCACTAATTGTTCAGGGGACAACGGACCTTGAATAGCAGCAATGACATTTCTTTTTCCAAATTTTGATGCTACATATTCAGGGACATCAAATCCTGGATCTGGTTTTCTATTTGGATCAGTATCATTATGACCAAACGCCTGTCCTCCAGGCCAAACTGAATAAAAAGCGAGAAGCCATTTATCGAATGATTCCATTTGAGCAGGAGTAATTGACTCAGCACTTACATATCTATTTGGATTCGGCGTTCCACTTGGACAGTTATAACCTGCAACAAAAGAAATGCCAATGCTGTACTTGTTATGTCCTCTAGCATGAGCACCTTGAATATTTACTGGGCGGCCTCTTTCAATAGTGCCATCTCTTTTTATAATGTAATGATAGCTGCATCCATCAAAGCTAATGTCAGATCTGTTAATAGATATTTCATGTATTTCTCTAGCACCCACATGGCCTTGATTAATATAATTTGCAGTCCAATGAGCTACAAATTCTGTAATTGGTCTAGTCATACTTCTAAACTCAGTAACTAATTCTTCTACAGATGAAACTTCTGTGAACTCATAAGTTCTTAAATCTGTGTTTTTACCACGCCAATCTGAAGAACTTGGATTTACTCTTTTAGTTTTATCTGACTTAGTTCCAAATGAATCTGTAGATGGTGAATACGGTGTGATGTTACTAGAAGGACTTGCTGGGATTGATGATATAGTTTCTTCTAATACTGCCGCTGAAACTTTACTATAAGGTTTAACTCTTTCAATCGCTCTATTAGGATCTTTGACTACAGTTAAATCACGGACTACATCAGATACAACTGCATCTGGAATATCGTTGTTAGTAACTTTTCTAACTTCTCTTTCAATATAGTTATCTACGTTAAGAGAAACATTATCGAGAACATTAATATTAGATCCACCGACCGCTGTATTAACACTAAAGTTTAGATTAGCAATCGCAGAATTTACATTGTTAACAATTGTGTTAATGCTACTTTCTACTTGATCAATAGCCGAGAAAGCATCTTCTGCAAATTCAGTTAATTGATCTGGAACCAAATCAGCTATAACTTGAGCAAATTCAGGTGTTATTCCAGTAATGCTACTCAAAACGCTTTTAATTGATCTTGGACTATTTGACAATACAATATCATTTAGAGATCCGTTTGATACAGTTCCACCTGTGATTGAACCTAAGTCACTGCTTGTTCCTATTGTGGAGGTTAATGTGGTTTCATAACCTGGAACTGAAGGTGTAACAGTAATTATGCCTGGAATTGATTCTGAACCAATTGAATATTCATCTACGTTTTGTGTCAGAGATGTCAGTCCGTTTATGGTTTCTCCATCAGTTCGACCAAGTACGGAAACTTTAGCTGCGGCGATTTGTTGCGCTACATTATTAACATCATTTTGAAATCTCTGAAGTTCAGCAAATACTGGAATATTTGAAAGTACTTCATTAACTCTTACACTTGGAATATTTACATTTATCATCTTGCGAACCTTCTATACGCATCATTAGCAGCATCAATTCTTGTAGGTAAACTAGGTGAACTATATAATCCATCTTTTATTGTAAATGATGGCCTTTCAAAATATCGACAAATTGCGATCGCAGCATCTTTTGGTGTAGAAGCTTCTTTAATTTTGCCGTAAGCTTTACCTTCAGTTGTTCTTAATTCATACATTGTAAAATTTAATTGCGCAGTAAGCGATTTATAATCTAAGTTGTTTTCATTTGAGTACGCAATTAAGTTATTTCTTCTATCACCTCTCCATTGAGCTAATCCTTCAGAAACTCTACCTTTATCATTAGGATTTCTTGCATCAGGTTTTAAAGATGATTCGGCATAAAAGTTTCCAATAAACCCTGAAGCTTGAGCGGGTGTCAATCCTTTTGATGTAAAGAAGTTAAAAATCTTTTCAGCATTAGTGCCACCGATTAAGTTCTTATCAATATTTGTAGAAGTTTGAGCTGGCACAGGGTTTTTTCTTGGGTCAAACGCATCGGGATCTTCATTAATAGTATCCTCAATAATATTAGAAATAGTACCTTTATTAAAGTTAGCTGAACCTGGAATTGGAAGTTCTTTATGATGAACTGAACCTAACACAAATGGAATCTGACTGGATCTCCCATCCATAAAAAATCCAAAGACTAAAGCACCTGGTAGAATTTTTGAGTGTTGACCAATACCAGAGACTCCACCTTCAGTTGAAGGTATTAAACACTGCGCCCAAGGTAAGTGTGCATCAGGTAATTTATTTTGATCTTCTGAATGAATACCAAAAATTCTTATTTGAACACGACCTAGAGTTTCTGGATCTGCATCACTAATTACTTTACCAAGAAACCAGTAAAATTCTTCGCCATAATGATCTCTGCTTATTGCCTTCATCTCTCAACACCTTTCCGTTGAGCCATCTTAGCGCATGTTAGATTAACAGTATATCTATTGGCTGTGAAAACATGCCTTGCCGCATAAATTAAATAGTCCCCTGATCTTTTCTTATCTTCAAAGTCTGAACCTGATACATCTTCATTAATTTGAAATTGTGTTCTAATTATGTTACCAATTGTCAAGTTACGATCTCTACGGAAAAAGTTTTTTCCAGGTACGTTTATGTTAATCGGAGATTTTAAAAGAAAATGACGTAGTGATTTTTGAACCACTTTTTGCTTATGCAAAAATTCTTCTTCATCTTCGTGATAACTTTTGTACTGCTCCCAATCAGTGTATAGTCTACTGCTAGCAATTTGATTAATTTCTCTGGAAGAATTTAGATGAAACTCTGCATCTTCATCATAAACTGGATCGTTTTGTTTAGGATTAAAAACTTTCCGAGATACCATGCTGCTAAAAGTCTCTTCAATATTGTGGTCTATTTGGTATTGATTACCTTTAAAAGGATCAAAGAAATTCCATTTAGCTCCAACATAACCGGCTTTTACAAGTCTTAACATATCTTCGGTATTGGTTTGTGAATATCTTTGTATGATAAAACTTTGATCTGTTATACCAGTTTGCTCAGTGTCTCTACCGTATGGCTGTGAGAAAATATACGGAGGCAAATCTTGGTTCATTGGATTCAATCTTAAAATTGTTTCCAAATCAATAAATCGCAATCTTTCATCACCAAGTGATGCATATAAAAAGTAAGGAGAACCAAACGCATCTGGTGCTCCGTCTTTAATCCAATTAGCTGCTTCCAAAGGAGTCATGTTTGGAACAATTGCACGAATCTTTTTAAACCCAGTTGTAGGTTTATCTTTTTCATACATTAGATCTACGTCTAAATGATCTTTTAAAATCTGTTCAATGATTTCTCTATGGTGGCCTTCATACGATTGTTGAACTCTCTTCAAAGCAGATTCAAAAGCATGCTCTTCAATAAAATCAATAAGGAAGGTTTCGTTCTGATCATTTGATTTTACGGCTTGTTGAATTTTTACAACTCTAAAATTTCTTTTAATTGTAAAATCTCTAGCCTGTTCTGTTCTTAATGTTATCTCAATCTTTTCAGTGCCAAGCCAATTTACTTCATTGAATATATTGGCGTTATCGTTGAACATGATGCTGCCAGTTAGGTATGGCTTATCAATATGTTCGTATATGTTTATTTCACTTACAACCCGCGCAAGATCAACCGTAAAGTTTAATCTTTCGGCTGAGACTATAACTTTAACCACTTCAAAATCAAATGGCGTCTTTTCCGCTTCGGTTGATACAATATCTGCCATAGATTATAATGCTTCCTGGAATGCTGTAACTACATCAATAATAACACTTGGTTGTATGACATTGATTTCTCTTAATGAATTGTTAGCTTCAACATAACGATCAAGATATGTTACTTCAGTAAGTAAAACACCTGGGCCTACTGTTGGATCGATGTCTGCATGATTTTTATTCGCATCTTCATAATGGTGCGCTGAATTATATTCTTCAGCAACTGAAGCTACAGTAACAGTGTCGGTTCCATCTGAAATTAATTCAGAAGCCTGAAAAGAATTAGTGTTTGTTGGTTTAATTACTAATTGACCTAAGTCTAAATTCCTACGAACAATTGTACCTGTTGCTGCTGATGATTGTCCGGTAACAGTATCACCAACATCCATTTTATCAAACATCAAATTACGAGTTACAATGGTTTTGTTTGGATAATCTTCTTTGGCTTTATTTACAACTTCATTATATGATAAAGGCCAACCTTGTCTGCGGATGTTATCATTCATCAAGTAAAAAGTCCAATAGTAAGATGAATTACCGTAAAGCTTTTGTGACAATACATCAGGTCTATCGCCATCTAAAATTGTATGTTTAGTGTATAAACTAGAATTATCTTTCGTTTGATCGATAATATCAACATACGCACTTAAGTTTTGAATAGCATTAACAGTTTCTTCATTGCCAAACTTATAGTTAATTTGAGGGAAGCCATTAAAGTATGTCATTAGAATCCTCTTTGAATATCTTTCTTCTCAAGAGTACGTGCTTCGACGAAGCTCATTGAGATTTGAATTTCTTGGAAGTTTCCATCTTCGAAGAAAGCCATGCTTGATGGGTTATAATTAGTTTGGAAATTACGAAGGTATGACTTTAGAATACCTGTCGCAACTTTTTTATTATCATACTCAATGCTAATCGCAAATTTGTTTGGAAACTTATATGCTACTGGAATTCCACCTACTTCAATTGTTTCTGGGTATAACTCAGTTCTGAAAAATTGTATAATTTTTTTAATTTCTTCAGCTTCTTTTTTACTTTTAGGAATCATATTGAATGAGAAAGAAAACTCACGAAGGTTAACAGATTTAAAAATAGCGCGGGTGTTGGGAGCCGGAGTTGTTTGAAGTGCAGATCGTACAGCACCACTTACAGTATCACTAGCAAAACCTGATAACCGTGACACTGCAGCTCTCGCAGCGTCTTGAGAAACATTACCTTTGAAAAAATCTGTAATACTACCAACTGTTTCAGATGTTGAATTAAACAAAGCTTCAAGTGGACCAGACCCTGATCTTAATCCACGCTCTAAACTTGCACCAAAAACATTGAGATCTACGTTTTCTAAAGCAACACCATCTTGAATTTGAATTGATTGAGGAAGATAGATGCTACACATGTTTCCGGTTCTAACTTCTCTACTTCCTCCAATTAAATGTCCAGAATTTCCTCTTTGATCACGTCCTCTTGGATCAAAAAGACTTGTGTCACTTGAACCTTCAAGTTCGGTGTCAGATCCTTCCACAACACTTTTAACAATAGAAACACTTCTCTCACCAAGAGATGGTGGAATAGTTTTCCATACGTCAAACTTGATTCGTCCCTTATAGTCGTCTTGATTAGAGAGTGGGAAATTTAAACTAGCCATAAATTATTCCAATAAATAGAAATGCGTTGTTATTATTTATAAGGATCTCATGACATACAAGGGCAAATACAAAGTCAAAAATAAGAAGAAGTACAAAGGCGATCCTATGAATGTCATTTACCGTTCGATGTGGGAACGGCATTGCTTTAAATGGTGTGACGAATCTTCAGACGTTGTTGAATGGAGTTCTGAAGAAATTGTTGTACCATACTTATATGAGGTTGATAAAAAATATCATAGATACTATGTTGACTTAAAAGTAAAATTAAAGTCTGGTAAAGTATTACTTATAGAGATTAAACCAGATAAAGAAACAAAGCCTCCAAAATATCCAGGTAGAAAAACAAAAAGATATATTAATGAAGGCTTGACTTATGTTAAGAATATGAATAAGTGGAAAGCTGCTAACTCTTTTGCTAAGGATCGTGGATGGGACTTTCAGATCTGGACAGAGCATACTCTTGAAAAGATGGGAATAAAACCAAAGGCACTCAAGAAGTTGCCTCCATATAAGAAGAAAAAATAAGATTTTCATATAAATAATAACATGGCAAATTTATTTAAAGAATTAGAACTACAAGCTTTTAGAGCTGGGATCCAGCCTAGAACACGACAGTCCATTGACTGGTTCCGCAAGAAAGCTCAAAGGCTTCGTGTTCCAAACCGTAATGCGATGATGAAAGAAGAACCACTGGAGTTGAAAGCAAGACAGATTCCTGGTAGCATGTTCATGTTCTTTTATGATCCAAAAAACAAAAAGACGCTTCCTTATTATGATAGCTTTCCTTTAGTTATCGTAGTTAAGAAAGCACCTGGCGGATTTCATGGTTTAAACTTACACTATCTTCCACCACTCCTTAGAGCTCGGTTCCTTGATGCTTTAATGGACAATACAAATAATATGACATATGATGAGTCTACTCGTTTTCAGTTAAACTATAACTTATTGCAGAAGTCGGCTAAGATGAAATACTTTAAGCCTTGCTATAAACACTATCTTACTGAACATGTTAGAAGTAGGTTTGCATATGTTCCACCGCCTGAATGGGAAATCGCTTCATTTCTACCAACTGCTGATTTCCAAAAAGCTTCAAGAAATCAGGTCTACTCAGATTCAAGGAAGGCTATCTAATGTTGGCAATTGAATCACTTAAAAGTGCAATCTCTGCAAGGAATGGTTTAGCTAGAAATAACCTATGGCGAGTTGATTTGCCACTTAGTGTTGTAGCTGGGGGTGACATATTCGCAGAAAATAATAAACAACATTTGAATGTAATGTGTAACGCAGCTCAGCTACCTGGTAGACAGATTACTACAAATGAAAGAACCATCGGCGTTAAAACTGAAAAGATGCCGTATGGTTTTTTAAAGGATGATGTCTCACTTACTTTCTATGATAACAATGATTATAGTATTAGAAGGTATTTTGAAACATGGCAAAATAAAGTATTAAATCAGAATACATATGAAATAAAATATAAGAATGAATATTCAGCTGATGTTTATATTCAACAGTTGGATCATAGTGGTAGTTTGGTGTATGGGGTGAATTTATTAGAAGCTTTTCCTACTACACTAAACTTAATTGAATTAAACAATGAACAAAATGGATTAGTTGAAGTTAATGTTCAACTTTCATATAGCAATTGGAAGTGATTGGAGTAAAATATGGCACTGCCCAAACTGAATGATAGCCCTAAGTATGATCTCGTTATCCCATCAACAAAACAAAAAGTAAAATTCAGACCTTACTTAGTAAAAGAAGAAAAAGTTTTAATGCTGGCCTCAGAGTCAGGTGATAACAATCAAGCTTTACAAGCTATTGTAGATACTATTAAAGCATGCGTAAGTGATGATATTAATACATCTGAACTTACAACCTTTGATGTTGAATATGCTTTTACACAGATCAGAGCTAAATCTGTAGGTGAAACAAGTACTGTCGGTGTTAAGTGTAATCATTGTCAAACACAAAATGAAGTTAGTATTCCTTTAGATGATATTAAAGTTGAAACACCTGAAGTGAGTGATAAGATTAAACTGACAGATGATGTATCATTGAAAATGAAATGGCCACGCTATAATGATGTGCTTGGGCAAGACTTGAGCAATATGACACAAACACAGCAGACTTTTAAATTACTAATAGAATGTATTGAAAGTGTTATGACACAAGATGAGAACATTAAGTTTAAAGATGAAGCAGAAGAAGAGAAACTATCTTTTGTCGAATCTCTAACGTCAGAGCAATTTAAAGCTGTTCGTGAATATATTGAAAAAATGCCAAAGATGAAATACAATCTTGAGTATTCATGTTCTAGTTGTAATGAAAAGAATAACGTAACCTTGGAGGGTATGCAAGATTTTTTGTAATATGTCTCTCTCATGACTCTTTAGTGAATTACTTTAAGACTAATTTTCAGCTA